TGTCATCGTCGTATGATGGTCCATACAATCCCTTACCACCGTAAATCATTTCCCCAATCGGCCGTATTTTGATTCTCACCTCAACAATCTGTTTAGTTAGAGCACATGCAGGTATAGCCAGGGTTGGATTTCTGTAAAAGTAAAATGGGAGATCCAAAAAGTAGGTGTACCCCCCTTGGTAACTCAATATGTTTCCATGACCATTTAGAAAATATAGAGTCTGAGCGATATCATCACTGGTATTATTGAGTTGTTGGTGTATGTATATATATTCACCCGTAAGTCTCTCAATTGGCTGACCCCCAATCAAGAGTTCCGCATATTCAATGAGATGTGTAATCACAGATGGACACCAAACTGTATCGTTGAGTCCGGGAATATCAGGAACCGGATCAGTCAGGTTTATCTTTAGGGTCATATTGCGAATGAGATCCCCCTTATCCACGGGTATTCTACACTCCACAGTACTTCCAAATTGGATATCACCATCGAATTGATTTTCTAAAATGTCAATTGAAAACTTAGTGTGCCTCTTGAAATTCATCAGGAAGTATGAAAATTGTGGTTCACCTGTGAGCCATTGGTCCTGGACTCCAGTGGCGGCAAGTCTCAGTCGACCAGACATTCCTACTCTATATGAGTAAAATTTTGTGAAATAAAACGAGACACTACATTAGAATGAACCTTCAATTGAAGAAATTCAAACCTGAAAGTATAACTGACGATCGGGTTTGTGTGTTCATAGGTAAGCGGAATACAGGTAAATCAACCTTAGTAAAAGATATCATGTACCATAAAAAACACCTTCCAGCGGGGATTGTCCTCTCGGGGACGGAGGAGGGTAACCACTTTTACTCCGAATTCATTCCAGATCTCTTCGTGTACGGTGATTATGATAGAGATGCTATAGAGAGGGTCATGGCGAGGCAGAGAAAATTGGTGGGTGCTGGTAAACAAAACTGCGGAGCCTTCATGCTCCTAGATGACTGTATGTATGACTCCAAATTTCTAAAGGATACCTGTATCCGCCAGTGTTTTATGAATGGACGCCACTGGAAGATATTCTTCATGTTGACGATGCAGTACGTGATGGACCTCCCACCAGCACTTCGCGCCAATGTAGACTATGTCTTCATCCTCAGGGAAAACATCATTCAAAATAGAGAAAAGTTGTACAAGTCCTTCTTTGGTATCTTCCCCTCTTTTGATATGTTCTGTAAGGTTATGGACGCGTGCACAGAAAATTACGAGTGCCTCGTGTTAGACAATACCGTGAAATCTAACAGGATACAGGATTGTGTATTCTGGTATAAGGCAACACTCAGGAAGAACTTCAGGGTTGGAGGACCAGAGCTCTGGAGACTCCACAAGAAGATGTATAACCCCCGGCACCTTGAGCAGAAGGAAGAGGACGCCAAAAAGGCCACCAAGAAGACAGCCCTAACGATCACGAAGAGGAAATAATTGCGTTTTCATTTTTCTCAAAAAACATAGAGTATAGTTAAATGGCTTCTCCCCAAGTGAATACATTGAATTTGTCTGATAATGGCGATGGTATGGTACCCCTGAACACCAACCCAACTACAACATTCGTGAACAATCACCCTGAAAATAATATCCAGGGAAATAAAGAGACGATGGATTCTACACCAATCAACGACATCATGATGGAACCCCCAATGATGACCGACGAACCCCGAATGCAGGGTATGATGCCCCAAATGACAGCCCCCCAACCACAGGGAAGCTATGCTCCACCCGCAGAGACCAAGGTGGAAAGCAAGAATCCCCTCAATCTCACCGATGATCAGATGACCGCAGCCATCGTCGCAGCGTGCACCGCCCTCGCTATCAGCAAACCAGTCCAAGACAAGTTGGCGACCTCTATCCCCAAGTTCCTTAACGAACAAGGGGGTAGAAGTATGGTTGGTCTCGCCTCCACTGGTGTGGTAGCAGCCGTCGTTTTTTACTTTGTGAAGGATTACATAGTCAAGCCCTAACGTTCCCATCCCAGGTTACTGTAGATGGAATTATCAATACCCGCAAAATATGTTATAAGAGCGCCACCGGCGAAAGTCGACATCAACAAGAAGGTTAAAATCTGCTTCTTTTTCCTGTCATCTTGGGTAGATTCCACAGCCGACTTGGACGCATCCCAAATCCGGTTAATGAAATACATGGATATCATAGACAACATAGTCGTCGCGAAGAAGAAGATACGGTCAACCGCGAGGCGGGGAATCGTGTTCACGATGAGACGGAGAACATTTGGTATAACCATAGTTAACCAGATAAGGTTGAACCAGTATATATTAGTGAATGTTGGTATCAACATCACACCAAATATAGCCAACCAATATGCTATGACTGAAACTAAAACACTCACGGGTGTTTTCATTTAATGTATCCCAAGATTATTTATCCTGAATGTGCTGACCACAAAACTTTGTCTTATCTGGTATCTTTTCGTATATACCCAACTCCACACACATGTCCCTAAGTTCTGTGTAGTTTTTCCAAAATTCTGGGGAGTGGGAGTATTCCCTGACCGTACAGTGAGCCAACTCATGGATGAGTACATGGAAAATCTCATTGGAATTTCCCTTGAGGCACACCACAATCTCACCACCCTTGTTTGTATTGTAGCCTACCGTATCCTTCATACGTGTATATCCTGTGATTGGGACGTGACGTACTAACATATGGAACTTTTCACTGTTGGTGTCTTCGAGGTGCTTCCTGAGAATACGATACTTCTCTTTGACCTCCTTAAACTCATGGGGTTCGTGGGTCTTCTGGAGTATCAGGATGTTGATGAGTATCAATGCAATAAACGCTATCATCTCTTATAAACAAAGATAAATTTACTATAGAACTCTGAGATTGGGTTTCCCTCCAAACCCTCCCAAAGTTCTAGTCTAAATCCCATCTCCTCTAAACTCGTGACAAGGCGATCTTTGTAGCATATAGGCTCCGGTTTTGGACCATCCGCATAGTATGGGGTATCCACCAAGTGTACAAACATCTTCTCACCATATTCTCCATACCCACCGCGTGTTAGGAAGTAGTTCCCATCCTCATCTCGGTAGGGTGTCCTAAACACAATCTTCTCAGAGTCTGGGATGATACCTATCAATTTTCCACCTGGTTTTATACGCTTCTTGATTTCCCGTAGAGAACTGAAGAAGAATTCCCTCGTCTTGTAGATGTAGTGTAAAGAAAAGTTGAAACACACCACATCGAACTTTCTATTCGGGCACTGGTGTATGTCACCCTCGTAGAAGTTCACCCGTAGGTGCATATTTTTCGCACGGGACCTAGCCTCCACTAGGGCCGATGGCTCTGGGTCACACATGTTTATATTGACCCCACACTTGTGCCATTTTTGAAGATCACCACCAAAACCACACCCAACATCCAGAATACACTGCCCCTTCTGAGCGACAGACTGTATCAGGGACCTCTTGGCATCATTGTGGTTCCGACGAATCTCTTCCATATTCAATTAACGGCTTAAAACTTTAATTTGAAATTAGAATATGAAACCGTTTATTAAATGGGTTGGTGGTAAAACTCAAATTATCGAGGACGTCTTAGGTTTATTTCCTTCAAATATTACAAACTATCATGAAGTCTTTGTGGGTGGTGGGAGTGTTCTGCTATCTGTACTTTCGAGGGGTCTCGTCCACGGTAAAGTATTTGCATACGATCTAAATGGGTCACTCATCGCATTGTACAAGAATATCCAATCCACCCCCATAGAAGTTCACACCCACCTCACGAAGTTGTACGAAGAATATGAAGGTTGTTCTGGATTGGTGGTGAATAGAAAACCCCAAACCCTGGAGGAAGCCAAGGAATCCAAGGAGAATTACTACTACTGGGTAAGACAGAGATTCAATACAGAAAAGGTGGAGACACCCCAACGTTCAGCGATGTTTATATTCCTCAACAAGATGTGCTTTAGGGGTGTGTACAGGGAGGGACCAAATGGATTCAACGTACCCTACGGTCATTATAAAACCACACCTGCCCAAATTACCCTAGAGGAGCTGACCGAAGTGAGTGAACTCATCAAGGATGTTGAATTTAGACAGTGTGATTTTAGAGAGGCTTTTGAAAATATGGGGCGTGGAGACTTTACCTACCTGGATCCACCTTACGCACCTGAGACGAAAACATCCTTCGTGGGCTACACCAAAGATGGGTTTGGGTTGAAGGATCATGAGGAACTTTTCGAACTCACCAAGAAATCTGGTGTAGACTTTGTGATGAGCAACGCAAAGGTTGATTTAGTTGTGAACACATTTTCAGATTACAAAATTAAGGAACTAGAAGCACGTCGAGCCATCAACAGTAAGAACCCAGAATCTAGGACGACTGAAGTACTTGTCTCGTCATCCAATTAAAAATTTCTTCTTCATCGACAATGTAAAAGGCTGGATAAAAAGTCCACTTGTTTGTTGATTTTTGAACATGCACTCTCCACGCAGACTCAATATTCTGTTTCGCAAAAAATACTGGTATCCCATGTTTTTTGTTAAATTCAATAGCAACTTCGTATTTTTTTTGTGAGAACCACCATTCATTTACGATGAACATCATATAGATATTATCAACCGAGGGATAAAGATGTTTATACTCTTCCAAAAGGCAGGGTCCACATCGAATCTTTTCATCCACCGAACCCGTGACAATTTGATGTTTAAATTCAATGATAAATATAGTTTTCTTGTCTTCACTAATGAGTGCACCGTCGGGTTTCTTTTTGTGTGTCCACTGTGGATCTTTTAGGTCCTTCATGTGCTGAACAAATCTGTCTTGGTCAATGTACTCGAAGGTTTGACCCCCGATCACATGGGTCCCCAATGGACGAAAACATTCCTCGAAAGGTTTTCCACTTGCATTAGTGTTCGCACCACCTGTACCACCAGTCCTCATTATGGTAAAATGAGGGATATACTTTCTGTTTCAATTGATTCACTTAGGTTCCAATTAAACAAATAGTAGTACACGTGACCCGAACCGGGCATGAATTTGAGGTCCTCTAGGTACTTACTACCTACACCCACATTGAGTGTGTTTAGAACATCGTACCCCAAATTCTTCGCTATGAGGAAGGCGTCATTGAAAACATCACCAACTAGGTAGAACCGGTAGGCCTGGTTCACCGTACCCTCTCCATCATTGCGTTCGTAGGGAATGTCGTATAGAGAGATGAAGGTATCACTTTGATCATTCACGTAGGCGTGGGTTGGTAGGACCCATCGTTTGACATAGTCTTTCGTTATGACTGGGGCAATTTTGAAATTCTTGGTGTACTCTCTGAGAATGTGGGTCACCCTAGGGACATCCCTAGAGGTCATCTTCCTCCATGAATACTTACATGGACCCCGAACTTCGTAATAGTTTTCCCTAGGACGATTTGTTTCATGGAACCCCAACTTTATAAGTTTCTTGACGTCCAAGAATCTATGCCAATAGTTCGCCTTGGCGATGGGTGTGGGTATCCTAGAAACCCCGGTATACATGGCCTGCCAAATTCCTAGAATATTTGCACGTCTCCTAATTTCACCAATCAGGATGGGTGCCAGACGCATAGACCTCAAGGAGGGGTGGATGCATAGAAAGTTTATTTGTACCATCTTCCTGGTCTCCCCCTCAACCCGCACATCCAGGGGGGCACTCGATATGTACCCAACAAGTTCACTGGTGTCCCTTTTACGAATGGCGACATGATCCTGAATAGCCCACTTCAAAGTATCCCTAGTGTAGGTAAGTCTGAAAGTATCATTTGAAACGTAGTAGTTTGATAAAAATAGGTGCGTCTCATCCAATGTACTCTGTGACCACATAAAACCATCCGGGAGTGGGGGTGGTTCAGACTTACATTCCCTACCCCCTTCAATTTCACCAGGTGCCACCCCCTCCCTAGGCACTGGCTGTGTATCCCAAAATTGGTGCATATATACATATAGGTTTCACCCTTTTAAGTAAGCTTAAAGTTTTAGTGCACTTTAAGAATATAATGTCTCTCGAACAGGATTATACAACCGTCCCCGGTCAGGTCTTTGCGTGCATCTCGATCGTTGGTCCAGAGTGTCCCCAAAAGACTGATAAGTTTGGCATCAAGCTTCGAGGTGCCTTTGCAACCCGTGATGAGGCGGCGAACCACGCCAAGCGTCTTCAGAAGGAGGATGCCACCTTTGACATCTACGTTGTGGATATGTACAAGTGGCTCCTC